TGGTTAAGTTCGGATAAAGCTGAAAAATTATTTTTAAAAGCATATCCAAAATTCGATAAAGAAATTTATAAAATGATAACTAGCAAATTAATAAAAGAGGAATTTATAAAAGGTTATCCATCGAAAGAGGATGTTAAAAAGATACAAAAGAAAAACGATGATATTCGTTCAGTAGCAACTACTGATGATTCATATGTATATGACCCAATTGCGGAACAAATAGCAAAATTAGTTTTAGAAGCTGATGATTTTATTGAAGAATATTTCTTAGAAGAAGAACCGAATCCTGTAATGGATAAGGAAATCAATTACACTGCCTCTGATGGTAAGAAGAAAAAAATCACTGTAAGAGGTGCATTAAGATTACCAAAAGACCACGAAGCACATATTCAAGCGGTTAAAATGGTTGGACCTGATGCAGAAAAGGGCGTAGATACAAAAGCACAAACACCAAAACCAACAACACCATCACAACCAGGTCAACCTGTTAAAAAAGGTGATACTGAAAAGGGTAAAATGGATGGTGCACCAAAAGGTGGTGAAAAGCCGGGAGAGCAAGCTCCTCCACCAGAACAAAAACTTAGTGGAGCAGAGTTAAAATCTTCTGCCGAAATGAGTCCTGAAGATAAAAAAGTTGAGAAAGTAAAAGAAACTTTAGATAAAGCTAGAAAGGGATTATCTGATGAAGATAATCATTCAATGGATACTGTAAACAATCCACAATCTAAAGAACGAAAAGGAGCGATTGATGTATTAAAAAAAGCAGCATCTTATATTGGACATGGTATTCAGCATACGTTTGAGCACAACAAAGAAATGATGGTGGGTACTGGCAGAGCTATAAAATCATTAGCAACTACCGGAAGATTTGGAGCTGTAAAAGATAAAAATGGTAAAAACGTACATTGGGATGATTTTACAGAAGAGGACCCGAATACTCGTGGTTTAACTGATTTTCAAGGTAAACCAAATCCTAAAATGCAAGATGTTCCTGTTTATAAAAAAGATAAACACGGACATGATGTAGTAGATAAAGATGGAAATAAGGTACAAGATACAAATTGGTTAGGAAAGCCAAAAACAACAAAAGAGCCTGTATATAGAGAAGATTTAACACCGGAACAAAGAGAATTAGCAGAAAAATCGTGGAAAGAAAGTAAAAGACAAAAAAGCGGTCTTAAAAATCTTGCAAAAACATCCGCATTAATACTCGGTTCAATTGCGGTTACCGGAGCTATAATAGGAGGCGGAGCAGCCGCTATGAAAGGAGCTAGTGTTAGTGGTATTGCGCAAGGGGCCGGGGCAAAGATTGCAGCCAAATTCGGAGGAGGGCATTTGGGTTCATATGTAATGAAGGATATTATAAAACACTCTGCTTTTGAAGCATTGGGGGCTAATGCCGGACAAGCTTCAGTAGGTGGTATAGCATTGGGTGCGGCTGGTATATTCGAAAGTAAAGATAATGAAGAAGGATTTGATACTAAAAAATTCATACCAAACTTTATAGAAAAAACATTGGAAGTTATGCAAAATTATAAACTTTCCGATGAACAAATGTTGCAAGTGATTGCAAACTATAAAAGAGAAGCACCAAAGAATACAGCAGCAGATTTAATGAAAGAAGATGTTAATATAGATGTTGATAAAGGGGATGAGGTTTTAATGGGTAAGTTTAAAAATAAAAAAACTACTGTTAAAGATATTGGAACTGATTCACACGGAATGCCAACAATAAATGGTAAGCAAGCAACTACATTCAGAACTCTAAGTGAAATCAATAAAGGATTTTTTAAAGGTAAAATTAAAATAGGTGGACAGCCTGTTGAAGTAGAAGTTGAATTGATAGGAGCTGATAATAAAACGAGAGAATTTGTTACTAAAGTAATTGGAATTGATAAAAAATATCAAAGTAAATTACCAATTGGTTCTACGTTACCAATACCAGCAAAATTATTTAGACATGGTGGTTGGGTAAAAGTAAAAACTCCATCAGCATTTAACGAAGTTGGTTCTGGCGATTGGCACTATAAGGCTATTATGAAAATGTATGATAGAGCTACTCCATTCGGTAAAAAGAAAATTGCAGCAGTTGTATCAGCAGACCCAAAAGCAAACAGAAGACAAATTGAAAGAGATTTAAGAGATTCCGATTATACTGAAATTTCAGATTGGTCTGATAAATTGGGCCTATACGAAAACGCAGAAAAAAAAAGTAAAGCTCAAATTATAGGTGAGTTTATTAAATTCGCAAAAGAAAGATTAACACTAAATAAGTTTCCTTTTCAAATAAGATTGGTAAAGGATAATGAATTTGCTACAACATTTAAATCATATGGTGGGTATGACCCAAATACCGATGAGATATATGTTTATGTAACAAATAGAAGTATGCCTGATATTCTAAGAACATTGGCACATGAATTAGTTCATTTAAAGCAAAGAGAAATTGGAACTGTTGGAAGTTATAAAGATGGCGAAACAGGTTCCGATGTAGAAAACGAAGCAAACGCAGCAGCTGGAATCCTTTTGAGAGATTTCGGTAGAAAAAACGGATACATTTACGAATCAAAGCAAATGATTAATGAAGGTGGGGCATATGGACATATGAACCATCCTTTTGATATTTCAATGAACCTTACATTTGGCGATTTAAAAAAAATTATCAATAATGCTTTAGATGGTAAGTTGGGAGTAGTTAGAGAAAAAACCGATGGACAGGCATTAGCAATCAGTTGGAAAAATGGTAAATTAATTGCGGCTCGTAATAAAGGACATTTAGCAAATGGTGGTGCAAACGCTTTAGATATGAGTGCTTTAGCATCTAAGTTTGGAGGAAGAGGTGCATTAAGTGATGCATATAATTTCGCAATGAGAGATTTATCTGCAGCAATTAGTGGATTGAGTGAAAAAGAAAGACAAAGTATATTCAAAGATGGTTCAGCATTTTGTAACTTAGAAGTGATATACCCAGAAAACGCAAATGTTATTCCTTATGGACAATCATTATTGGTATTCCATAATGTAGTTGAATACGATGAAACGGGTGTTGCAATTGGTGGTGTAAAAGGAGCTGAAAGTAAATTAGCATCTATGATTAAAAACATAAATGCACATGTTCAATCAAAATATACATTACAAGGGCCTCCAATTACTAAATTACCAAAAGATGAGAAGCTAAGTTCTCAAAAAGGCAAATTTAATGGTATGTTATCGAGATTGCAATCTGAATTTGGTTTATCTGATAAAGATGGTGTAGCTGAATATCACTATGCTTGGTGGATGAATTTTGTAAATAAATCAAAAAAGAATTTAGTACAATTAGAAAAAGAAGGATTAGCAAGAAGATGGGCATTTGATAATAAATCATTTACAATTAAATCAATCGCTGATGAAGATGCTAGAAAATGGGCGGATGGTGTAGATAAAGATGCAAAAGATAAAATTATGAAAGGAAATCTTCGTAAGTTTGAAGATATTTTTTTAGGAGTTGGTGCAGAAGTATTATCATTTATGAGTTCAGTATTAACCGCACAACCCGATTCAGCATTACAATCTATTAAAGCATCATTGGAATCATCTATATCCGATATTAGAAGTGGTGGTAGTGAAGCTCAAATAAAAAGATTAGAAAAGGAATTGGCTAGATTAAACGCTATTGGTGGATTTGAAAAGTTAGTTCCAAACGAAGGATTAGTATTTTTCTACAAAGGAAATACCTATAAATTAACGGGTACATTCGCTCCGTTAAATCAAATTTTAGGAATTTTTAAGTTTGGGAGATAAATCTTATATATATGTATATATAATAAGTTATAAACAATAATATTATGAGCAAAAGAAAAAGCTTTGAACAAAAAAATAATTATATTCACCCAACACGTAAAAAAATAATTGATACGGTATTTGGTAGAGAAGATAATACTCAAAGAGTACATGGTTATGAAGGTCAAGTAGATGGTGATAGACAAGTAGGTGAGATTTGGACTGATAAAGAAGGAAAGACTTGGGAACAAAAGGATGGATATAAAATATCAGTTTCTCAAATGGATGATGTTAGACAATATTTAGAAAAACTAAATAATTGTCAATCTGAAAATTGTAAAACTATAAAGTATAGTAATGTAGATAAAAAACTCATTCGTAAGACCGGAAAATGTGCTACGTGTTTAGCAAAAGAAGAGAGCGAATTAAGAGCAGATGGAACATATCCGTTTTATGAAGATTATAAAATAACAAACAATCAACTATCATATGTTATTGATTTGAAAGCACAATTCCAAGAGGCATTGGCTGGCGTATCTCAAACATTAGAATTTGTTAATGAAGATGGTACGATTCAAAAATGGCATTATGAAGTTGATGTTGAAAAAGTAAAAGAAGATTTACAAAAAGATATTGATGGTGCTACCGAAGCAATTGAAGCTCTGTTGGAGAGGAAAGCAGCATTAGAAGATAAGTTACGTGAATTAAATCATTCAGAGCTTATAAAAAATTAAATTATTATGAAAAAATTTGTTAATTTTAAAAACATTGCTATCGCAGCATTGATTATCTATGTATTATTACAATGGTTTAACCCAGGTGGAATTATGCCAGGCGGTAGAACTATTCGTATTGATGGTAAAAAATATGAAGTATTAAAGCATACAATCGATACTATTGAGGTTGAAAAAGTAAAAGTAGTAACTAAAAAAGGTGAAGATATTGTACACGAAGTAATCGATGTAGATACTTTAGTTTTAAAAGAATTAGTAAATGTAGATAGTGCGGCAATTCTTAAAGATTATTTAGCTAAGATTGTTTACAAAGATACATTAGTATTAGATGGTGGTTTAGGAACTATCGCCCTTACCGATACTATCACAAAGAATAGAATCTTAGGTAGAACTTGGGATGCCAAAGTAAAAGAAAGAATCATCAAAGAAGAACTTATTGTTAAAGAGCCAGCTAGAAACCAAGTATATTATGGTTTGAATGGTGGATTCAATAAAGCTGATGTTGTTTCTTCAGTAGGAGCAGGCTTAATGTTAAAAACTAAGAAAGATAAAATATATCAATTTACTTTAGGTGTGAATAATAGAGTTGTGGATGGTACTACCGGCGGATTTTCTCCATATGTTGGATTTGGTACTTATTGGAAGATTAAAGTAAAAAAATAATGAGCAATCAAGTTCAACAAAATACTAAGAACTTAAAGCAAATTATTGCTGATGAATACAAGAAGTGTGCGTTAGACCCGATATACTTTATGAAAAAGTATTGTATCATTCAGCACCCTACTCGTGGTAAAATCCCATTTCATTTATATCCGTTTCAAGAAGGATGTTTAACGGATTTCAAAGAAAATCGTTTTAATATCATTTTAAAATCCCGCCAATTAGGTTTATCAACTCTATCGGCGGGCTTTATTCTTTGGAAGATGATATTCAACCAAGACTTCAATGCGTTGGTTATTGCAACTAAAGTAACTGTTGCAAAGAACTTAGTAGAGAAGGTTAGGGTTATGCACGATTTACTTCCTATTTGGTTAAGAGATGGTTCATCTGCCGCAGTAGAAGATAATAAGTTATCACTTAAATTAAAAAATGGTTCTCAAGTAAAAGCAATTGCATCTTCACCTGATGCCGGACGTTCTGAAGCCCTATCCCTATTAGTTGTGGATGAGGCTGCATTTATTAGAGATATCGATGAAATTTGGCTATCAGCACAATCAACTCTATCAACGGGTGGTTCTGCAATCGTATTATCAACTCCAAATGGTGTGGGTAACTGGTTCCATAAAATGTGGGTTGAAGGAGAAAGTGGAGCAAATGGATTCAATTGTATTAATCTACATTGGACTGTACATCCTGAAAGAAATCAGTTGTGGAGAGATGAGCAAACGAGAATCTTAGGAGTTAAAGGAGCAGCGCAAGAATGTGATTGTGACTTTATTGGTTCGGGTGATACTGTAATCGACCCGGCATTATTAACGTGGTATAAAGAAACGTATGTAATGGACCCGGTTGAAAAAAGAGGATTCGATGGAAACCTTTGGATATGGGAGCATCCAAATTACAATAGACAATATATGATATCTGCCGACGTGGCGAGGGGCGATGGTAGTGACTATTCTACTGCTCAAATCATTGATATCGAAGATTCATCACAGGTTGGAGAATATAGAGGTAAAATCGACACAAAAGATTTTGGAAACTTCTTAACTGCATTAGCAACCGAATACAACAACGCATTATTAGTAATAGAAAACTCAAACGTAGGTTGGGCAGCTATTCAGCAAGTAATTGATAGAGGATATCCAAATCTATTCTATATGAGTAACGATTTACAATATGTTGATGTAGAAAGACAAATGAGTAATAAGTTTTATAGAAACGAAAGAAGTATGGTTGCTGGATTCTCCACAACATCTAAAACCCGTCCTTTAATTATTTCAGCATTAGATAACTACATTAAAGATAAAGATATCCTTATTCGTTCTAATAGATTAATAGATGAGTTGTTTACATTCATTTGGCAAAGTGGTAGAGCTGAAGCAATGAAGGGATATAATGATGACCTTACAATGGCATTGGCAATCGGACTTTGGGTTCGTAATACTGCATTGAGATTAAGACAAGAAGGAATTGATTTGACAAAGAGTATGTTAAACTCTACAACTATCCAAAGTAACACAGGAGTTTACGCTTCAAATTGGCAACAACAACGTAATCCATATGAAATGGAGTTGGGTAGAGGAGAAACAGAAAACTTAACTTGGTTACTTCGTTAATTTTTATATATTTATATGTTGAAACTAAAATAAATTAAAATGTTAAAATTAGGCGGATTAGTAGATTTACAACCATTGAAAGAAATGGATAATCCTTGTTGGAAAGGGTATGAAATGGTTGGAACTAAGAAAAAAGATGGTAGAGAAGTACCAAATTGTGTACCTATCAAAGAGGCCGATGAAAACGAACCAACTGAATATGATGTAGAGAACGGAGAAGATATGAAAGAATTTGTTCAGTTTATGAGAGAATATACTCAATATCTTGCTGAAGCAAATTGTAATTGTGTATATGAGGCTGAATATCAGGGTAGAAAAGTTCAATTGGGTAAACCAATGGCAGGTGATGTTAAGAAATTCAAAGTATATGTTAAGAACGCTAGTTCCCGATAGAAGAGCATCTTTCAGAGCAAGACACAATTGTGATACTCCAGGACCAAGATGGAAAGCAAGATATTGGTCTTGTAGAAAATGGTAATTTATTTGTTAATATCAAATAATTTCCATATCTTTAAACAAACTATAAAATAACAAATGGCAGATACATCATTTTTCGGTAGGTTACAAAAACTTTTTTCAACAAGAACCATCGTTCGTAAAACATCTAAGGGTGTTAAAGTGATAGACACTGATGAATATCAGAGTATATCCACTAATCTCATAGATAGATACAATCGAATGCGTACTCCACAATATAGTGGTGGACTGATAGAATCAGCAATGGCATATCAGCAGGTTCGTATTGATTTATTCAGAGATTACGATGGAATGGATAATGACCCGATTATATCTTCAGCATTGAACATATATTCGGATGAAGCAACGGTTAAAAATGAATTAGGCGATGTATTGAAAATTAATTGTGCAAACGAAAACACAAAAGAAATACTTCATAATTTATTCTATGATATTTTAAACATAGAATTTAATTTATGGCCTTGGACACGAAATTTAGTTAAATACGGAGATTTCTTTTTACAATTGGAAATTTCGCCTGAATTGGGTATTGTAAATACAATGCCGTTATCAGTATATGAAACGAGCAGAGTTGAAGGATTATGTTAATCCATCGTATTATGAGAGCACCTGAAAAGAGAATCTTTAAAGTAGATGTTGGTAATATTCCACCAACGGAGGTTGATAACTATATGCAAAAGATTATCAATTCATCTAAGAAAGTTCCATTCTTAGACCCTAATACGGGTGAATACAACTTAAAATACAATATTCAAAACTTAATCGAAGATTATTATATGCCAGTTCGTGGTAGTGATAATGGTACTAATATCGATACATTAAAAGGTTTAGAATATAATATGATTGATGATATCAATTACTTAAAAGGTAAATTGATGGCAGCATTACAAATTCCAAAGGTTTATTTGGGATATGAAGAAGATATTAGTGGTAAAGCTACGTTAGCAGGACAAGATGTTCGTTTTGCAAAAACAATCGAAAGAATACAAAAAGTATTAGTATCAGAATTGACTAAGATTGCAATTGTTCACTTATATGCACAGGGATTAGATAAAGCTGAAGATTTAGATTTTTCATTGGAATTAACTACTCCATCTAAAATTTATGAGCAAGAAAAAGTTGAACATTCCGTTTAACATCTATTGAAACACAAGGTGTTGACCCGGCAAAAGAAACGGGAACTGAAGAACCTACTAATGTTGAGGAAGAAATTAAAAAAATAAAAAACGAATTAGAGGAAGAAGGAAAAGTTGGTAGACCCGCAGACCCGGTTAGATATGGAAAGGATGACCACCATTTGGGTAGAGACCCGTTGGGTATTAAGAGTTTAAAACAAAAGACTCAAAGGGAATCTAAAGAGATATTCAAAGATATGTTGGGTAATAAAAAGACTATTTTGATGGAAGATTTGGATAAAAAGTAATATTCCACAATAAAAGTATATTTATATCAGAGAAATTAAATAATTAATGAAAAATATTAAGCACTCCAAATTTAAAAACACAGGATTCATTTTTGAATTATTAGTTAGACAAATTACATCAGAAATAATGTCTGGCACAACTAATTCAAAAGCAGAAAAGATATTGAAGGAATATTTTTCTGCAAAAAAAGAACTTTCAAAGGAGTTAAAACTATATCAGTATTTGATTAATGAAAAATATAATTCAGAATCAAAGGCAGAAAAATTTGTTGAAACAGTATGTGAGGCTCGTAAAAGATTAGATGAGCAAAAGCTAACAAAAGAAAAATATAATTTAATTAAAGAAATTAAACAAGTCTATAATATAGATGAGTTTATCAAATCTTCAATTTCAAATTATAAAAATCTTGCATCTATATATAAAATATTTGAAGCGGCTATTACTAAAGAATCGTTTGAACCAAAGGATATCGTTAATTCTAAATTTACAGTTGTTGAAAGTATGATTAATTCATCAATTGAAAATAAAGATAAAAAAGTAAACGATAGAGTATTAGAAGAATATAGAAAGCAAGATGAAGAAGTTAGAATGTTATCATACAAAATGTTAGTAGAAAACTTCAATAAAAAATATAATAACTTATCAGCTGGACAGAAAAACTTATTAAAAGAATATATCAATAATATCAATAATACTGGTAAATTAAAAGAATATGTTAACGAAGAAGTTAACACATTATCAGATGGATTAAAACAAATTGGTTCTAAAATAAATGATAAAGTTACTAAAATTAAATTAGCTGAAACAATTTCAAATATCAAAAAAATCAAATCAGTTAAAAAATTAAAAGAATCACACTTATCTGCATTGATGATGAGTTACGAATTGTTAAAAGAATTAAAAGATAGTTTAAATAAATAAAAAATGTCAAATTATAGAGCATATAACGCAAAATTAGTAACATCGGGTTCCGCTTCATTGATAGATAGAGCTTGGGGTATATTGCCTGTAAATGGTGTAACTGGTACGGTTACATTAGAAGGTGGTGGAAGTATTTCATTAGCAACTTTATCAGCAGGACAACCATTTCCTTGCTATCCAACAAGTGTAGCAGTGACCAATGGTGGTTCTGTTTATGTATTAGCTTAAATTTATTAAAAATGCCAGCAGTATCAAAAGCACAACAAAAATTTATGGGAATGGTTCATGCAGCTCAAAAGGGTGATATGGAAAATCCATCTCCCGAAGTACAAAAAGCTGCTGATTCAATGTCTGACAAAGATGCAAAAGATTTCGCATCAACTTCACATAAAGGATTGCCTGATAAAGTAAAAGAGGCAATTATCAAAGAACTTCGTTCAGTTAGAGCAATTCAAACCGATTATGCAAAAGTAATCGATTCAATGGAAAAACATTTGGAAGCATACAAACAATCCAAAGGTACTCCTGCTGAAAAACAACACATCCAACAATTAAAAACTTTAACGGCACAAAAAAAGAAATTAGCAGCTGAATTAGATGCTAAGGTTAGTGGTATGTATAAAGATGCCGAATTGAAAGTTGATGAAATGAATACAACGGGTAACGTTGATGGATATGGTACTCCATATGCGTTTGGTAAACCTGGTGATGAAAAGAAAAAAGGTAAAGAACAAGCGGATTTGACTGGGTATAGTGTAGTAAAGGAAGGTTTATATTATGTAGGATATAATAAAGGTAGAGGGCAAGGTAAAGGCGTTTTCAAAGATTCATATTCATCATATAAAGATGCTAAAAAAGCAGTAGAAAAGATTGAAAAGGAAAGAGGTGGTTCATATAGTATGGTTGCATATTATGTATCTGATAAAGATGGAAACTTTGTAATGAACGAAAATCGTTGGTTAGAGTTGAAAAGAGATGAATCAACTGCACAATCTAAAATTGGTAAAGGTATATCTAATATCAATAAGCAATTAGCAGAAATGGAAAGATTTCTTAATTGGTATGGTAAAATTAAGAATGAAAGTGGAGTAGATAATAAAAGTTATTGGAAAAGAACAAATAGTCATATTTATAGTATAAAGGAAAGACTATTAAAGTTAGACCAAAAAATTAGACAAATTTCAGAATAATGAAGCCAAACCAATTAAAAGAACTTATTAGACAAGTCGTTAGAGAAGAAAACGATTACCAAGAATTATTCAAAACTATGTTGGATAAGACTGGAAAATCTATTGGTTCTATGAGCGATAATGAAAAGAAAGCCTTTTTCAATGCAGTAGATAAAGCAGCAAAAGCAAAATCAGAAGGCAAATTAAGAGGATATAATGAAAACTTACCTGGAAATCAGGAAAAGTTAGATACCGACAAAGATGGTGAAATTGAGGCTAGCGATTTAGCAGCATTGAGAGCCAAAAATGAAGGGGCTCAAAAAAAAAAGTAGTTAATGAAAATGTGATTGTAGGAATACTCACAACATTAACAATAGCTCTATTAGGTAAAGTAGTTATTTATTTTATTTATGAGTTAGTTAAAAAAGTAGGAAACTATGTAAATGGTAACAAAGAATATAAAAACGCAGTTACCAAAATATTAGAATCCATATCTAATAATAAACAAGCTATGAAC